GTACTACATGCGCATGGTGCCTTCTGCTTGCCGGGCGCGGTTATGTCTACTGGAGTCCAGAAACAGCCGGAGAATTCAATAAATACCATGCTCATTGCGATTGCGTGATAGTTCCGGCATGGGGGAGCGACCATTCGATATCTGGCTACGACCCGTCTGATTATTACGACATGTACCGGGAAGCGCGCAAACAGACCGAAGGCGTGAAAGACGCAAACTCGATATCAGCCACTATGCGCAAGATGTACGGACTGAGCTAAGGAGGTGTTTTTGGTGGCAAAGAAGCCTAAGAAAGGCTGCAAATAACAGGGATCGAAGCGCCGCACGGCGCTTTTCCATATAGGCATGCATAAGGCATGCGCTCGACGGCACCCGCACGGGTGTCTTTTTTATTGCCCGCACGGGCTGAAAGGGGTCACGAAATGGCCGAAGAAGAGAAGCAGGAACAGGCAGAGCCACAGGAGTCCAAGGCAGAAGAGACGCACGCCGGAACTGCCGAAGAAACCGACTGGAAAGCCGAGGCCCGCAAGTGGGAAGCTCGGTCGAAAGAGAACAAGACCGCCGCTGAAGAGCTTGCGCAGCTGAAGGAAGCGGAGAAGAGCGAGATCCAGAAGGCGAACGAGAAGGCTGCGAAGGCAGAAGCGAAAGCAAACGCCTACGAGCTGGAAAAGAGCATTGCCGGATGGAAAGCCGATGTCTCGAAGAAAACCGGGATCCCCGCAGAAGTCCTTGCCGGTTCTACCGAAGAGGAGATAGAGGCGCACGCCGCATCCCTCGCACCTTACTTCAAGAAGCATCCGGCTCCCGTCGTCAAAGGCGATGGATACCGTCCCGCAGGCGAAGCGGGAAAGCGCGACCCCATGCGCGAAATGATAACCAACAAACTCAACTAGGAGATTGAAAATGCCTAATTACAACAGTGCAATCGGCTCTGACAACATCCCTTACGAGATGATGCCGGACGAAATCGTAACCCAGATCATCCAGGATGCACCGAAGTCTTCCGTTATCCTGACCCGTGCCAAGCAAGCCCGTATGTCCACGAAGAAGCAGCGCCAGCCAGTGCTCGACACCCTGCCCGATGCTTACTGGGTGGGCGCTTCAGGCGGAATGAAGCAGACCTCCGGTCAGGCATGGCGCGGAATTACGATGACCGCCGAGGAACTAGCCGTCATCGTCCCCATCCCCGACGACATCATGGCTGACTCCTCATTCGACCTCACCGCAGAAATTGCCCCGCGCATCGCCGAAGCCATCGGCAAGAAGGTCGATCAGGCCGCTTTGTTCGGCGTTGATAAGCCTGATTCTTGGCCTACGGCGATAATCCCTTCCGCCATCGCAGCGGGCAACTCCGTCGCCCATGGAACCGGGAAAGACCTCGGCGTAGATGTCGCATCGCTCGCCGAGAAGATAGCCAAGCAGGGATTTGGAATCAACGGATTCGCTTCTCGCCCCGGCTTGCAGTGGATGCTCAATGCGCTGCGCAATACCAATGGAGACCCGATCTATACTACGTCGCTTCCCGGAGATACCCCGACCGGCCTCTATGGCTACCCGCTCAACGAAGTTTCCAACGGCGCATGGAACGCCGCAACCGCCGAGCTTCTGATGGCCGACTGGACGAAGTTCGTATGCGGTGTGCGCCAGGACATCACTTACAAGGTGCTTACCGAAGCCGTCATCACCGACGATGCCGGAGCGGTGATTCTCAATCTTGCCCAGCAGGATATGACCGCACTTCGCGTCGTGTTCCGCGTCGGCTTCCAGTGCGCGATCCCGCTTACCCGCCTTGCCGTGCAGACGAAATGGGCCGCAGAAACCGCCTATCTCGCCAACGCCGTCATCACGGCTAACGGGAACCTGTACAAGTGCACGACTGCAGGCACAAGCGGAGCCAAGGCCCCGACGTTCCCTGCTACCGGAACCGTCACGGATGGAACCGCCGTCTGGACGTATGTTTCCGCAAACGGATACCCCGCAGGAGTCATCACCCCCGCAGCCTAAGCACGCCCGTAACCCTTCCCGTCTGAAAACGGCGGGAAGGGCCGCATAGAAAGGAGGACTCCAATGGAGCCTTTCGCAACTGCGGACGATCTCGAAAAGCGTTGGCGTGTTTTGACGGATTCCGAAAAGACGCAAGCTGGAACATTGCTTGGAGACGCAACGTCGCTCATATCGGCAAAGCTATCGCGGTCGGGAATCCCGGCATCTGAAATAGATGAGAACCTGCTGGAATCCATATGCTGCAACGTCGTCAAGCGGTCGATGATGTCCGGCACAGACGAGGCTCCTATGTCTCAGTTCAGCAACACGGTAGGCCCTTTCGCTGCGTCTTACACGTATGCGAATCCGACAGGCGACATCTACCTGACCTCAGCCGAGAAAACCGCCTTGGGTATCAACCGCCAGCGTGTAGGAAGCCTCCGACCCGCGCTGCACGATTGGACGGGGGCGGTCGTAGATGGATGGTGAGAGCGTAACCGTCCATGACAGGGTTCAGAGCGGCACGGATAGGTACGGAAAGCCCGTATGGACTGATTCCGACCAGGTGGTAAGCAACGTGCTCGTGGCTATCGGGTCATCGAAGAACGTATCCGATTCGAACAGGCCGGCAGGTGTTGTAGTCGCTTACACGCTCTACTTTCCGAAATCATATACAGGCGAACTCACATGGAAGGACGTTACCGTCCGTGGGCACCGATGCAACGTGATCGGAAACCCGGACAGGTGGGCGGATTCCCCGAACGAATGGAACATGGAAGTCGAGGTGACGAAGACCGATGGGTGACGTATCCGAAGCAAAGATGAATCACGCGGGGGCCAGGGAAATACTCAACTCGCCACAAGTACAGAAAGAACTGCTACGTCGTGCAAACCTAATAAAGGAAAGCGCCGACTCTATGGCATCCGGAAAGTACGATGCAGACGTTCAGACGGGAAAGAACCGCGCTCATGCGTTGGTCAAAACGACTGATCCCATGTCGTGTAATTCCAACGCCAAGCACAATACCCTGCTGAAATCACTCGATGCGGGGCGAGGCTGATGGTAGACATCGAAGCCGCCGTCATCGCGTGGATAACCTCGAATTTCGAATTCCATGCGTACGACTCCCCGCCAGAAGACCGTGCATTCGCTTTTGCAACTGTCGAGCGTACCGGAGGGCCGAGGGAGAACCCCGGAGTCGATCATCCGATGGTTGCCATCCAGACATGGGCGACCGACAAGGGAACGGCTTATGACATGGCCGCTGCAATCGATTCGAAGATGCAGGACTTGAAGACGGTACCGGGGATATCCGGCGCATCGCGCAACTCCCTCTATTACTTCCCCGATTCAGACAAAACACCGAGATACCAGATTGTCGCCGATATAACGACGACGGAATGAGGTTGAAATGGATAACAACGCTGAAAACGTAGGTACGGGCTCGCCTAAACCAGGCGGCTCCGTACACGCTGCTCCTGCCGGAACCGCTGTTCCGATAGATGCCACATCAGAACTTGGAACGGCATTCGCCAACATGGGGTTTGTCACCGATGACGGTTTGAAGAACAAGCAGAAACTTGATATCGCCCAGATCGATGCATGGGGAGCGCCCAATATCGCATCGAAGATTAAAAGCTATGTCGAAACGTGGGCGCTTACCTTCCTTGAGAACAAATCCGATGTATTCAAGTTCGTCTACGGTTCCGGAAACGTCGTGCTTACCAGTGCGAACGCATGGGCTGCATCGCATGCTTATTCCCTGAACGACACGGTTGCAGCTGACGGTAAGCTTTACAAAGTCACGACCGCAGGCACTAGCGGGTCAACTGTTCCGACGTTTCCCGCTACTGGCACCGTCACAGATGGGACGGTTACTTGGACATACGTTTCCGTCGCAGACCCGGCAATCTCCGTGATGCATGGCGGAGACGAGCGCGATGAATGGGTACTCGTTTTTGAAATCGTTGTCAACGAGCATCTTATTAAACGCATCGTGATCCCGCGTGCAAAAGTAACCGTTCTTGATGACGTATCGTACAAGGATTCGGACGGATTGGGATACGGGTGCACCATCACCGCCTATCCAGACGCTACTAACAAGACCTCATACGAGCACTTCGCGGAGGTGTAGTCATGAAAGCACTTGCCAACATGACCGTTCCCGAAATCGAAGGCTATGCGAAGGCGCACGGAATAGAGCTTCCAGACGGCACCAAGCAGGAAAAGCTTGCAGCGATTGAAGAGGCGAATGGGCATACCGGTCCTCTGAACGTGACCGTATGGGGCATCGATGTGACGCTACCCGGCGATGTTCTGGACGATGTTGAAACGCTCGATCTTATGTCTGCCGTGGGAGATGGGAATTTTCTCAAACTTCCTGCGCTTGAAAAAAGGATGTTCGGCGACGACTGGACGCGAATCCACGAGGCGATATCCGATGATAACGGGCGCGTGAAAGCCTCCGATGCCGCGCTTTTCTTCACGGAAGTCCTTACGGCATCCAAGGGAGAGCTGGAAGCAAAAAACTGATACTGCTCGCTGATGCCAGAAGGCATCATGCGGGCGAATTGACGGCTGACTTCCGCCAATACTACTCGTTGGACGCAGGCCGCATGGGCATCGATTACACGGTGCCTTATGCGGCCTGCCTCGTCTCCCAACTGCCAAGGGAATCGCGTGTGATGCGCTCGATGAACCCTGCTCTCGAATGGGGCACCTGCGAGTACATGCTAGCCGAGGTTCTCGACCGTCTCGCCATCATCTCATGGCAGTGGTCATCGGACGATTCGATTCCGAAGCCGACTCCGATGAGAAGGCCGGGACAGCCGGTCAAGCAGAATCAGGGAATGACGGTCAGCGAGTACGAAGAAGTACTGAACAAACCTAGAAGGGAGCGATAAATGGCAACTGAACTTGCATCCGCATACCTGAGCCTTGTACCGTCCCTTCGAGGTGCACAGGCATCTATCAACAGCCAGCTTGCAGGGATAGACACCACTGCGTCTGGAAACGAGATGGGGGAGAAAGCCGGTAGGGGATTCGCAGCAGGACTCCTCGGCACAGGTGCTATAGCCGGTGCTGCAGCAAGCATCACATCGAAGGCGATGGATGTTATCTCGTCATCTATAAGCGGTGCTGTATCGCGTGTCGATACCATGAACAACTTCCCGAAGGTCATGTTCAACTTGGGGTATTCGGCAGACGATGCTTCCAAATCTATACAGACTATGAGCGACCGTCTTAACGGGCTTCCTACATCACTCGATTCCATGACTGGCATGGTTCAGCAGCTTGCACCGCTTACGGGCGGACTTGAAGCTGCAACGAATATCGGTCTTGCATTCAACGATATGCTTCTTGCTTCCGGTAAAGGAACCGCCGATCAGGAACGTGCTATGGAGCAGTATACGCAGATGCTCGGCAAGGGAAGCGTTGACCTTGAGTCATGGAAGACATTGCAGGAAGTAATGCCCGGTCAGTTGACTCAGGTTGCGCAAGCGTTGCTTGGGCCTACTGCTAATTCTCAGGCACTCTATTCGGCACTTGAAACCGGCAAGCTCAAGATGAGCGATTTCAATAACGCTATGCTTGATCTTGATAGCAACGGGATTAATGGATTTGCGTCTTTCTCGCAGCAAGCAATAGATGCTACCGGTGGCATAGCAACAGCATTTACGCGTGTCCAGACAGCAGTAACGCGATCTATGGCAAACATCATCCAGGCAATCGGGGCAAGCGGGATAGCTGCAGTTATCAACGATTTTGGCTCCGTAGTAACCGGGCTCGGAAAGATAGTCGTATCCGGCATAGGGGAAGCCAAGGCTGGACTCTCTAGTTTTGCATCTGATATCGCTTCTTCGCTTACTATGGTGAGCAACGTCATAAACGATACGGTTGGAACTGTCGGCGCTGCATTTGGTGAGTTCGGCTCTGAGATAGGAGTTGCGCTCGGAATAATACTGCCAAACATCGAGGGATTCGCGTCATCGTTCAACGGACTATTCGCCAACGTCATAGCCAATGCCGGAGCGATAATCTCAAACATCGCCGGTTTGCTCATGGACTTCGGCACTTCTGTCATACCGGCGCTGGCACCTGCCATCGACGGTGTATCGAGCGCCATGCAGATGGAGGTTGGAGTAATCGCTGGTGTGACCGATGCAATAAGCACTGTGATTCAAGCCATAGACTCTGCTGTATCGAACCCGTCTTTTGTTGACTGGATTACAGGTATATCTACAGCCGTAGGTGGATTCTTCACGTCCGTGCAAGGCGTATATCTGGCACTTGTCCCAATCATCCAGCAAGTCGCCGACTCTGTTTCTTCGCTGATTGGCCCGTTGTTCGCGCAAATGGAATCGCTCGATGTTGCATCCGTGATAAACGGGATATCGTCTGCACTCTCGGGCGTTGCATCGTTCATAAACGAAAACAAAGATGCAGTTTCAGCTCTGGTCATCGGGATCGGTGCGGCGGTAGCAGCATATGAGGCAGTGCAGATAGCAACATCGGCATGGGCCGCTGTCCAGTCTGCCGCGAAAGTTATCCAAATAGCGTTTGCAATAGCAACCGAAGGAACAACCGGGGCTCTCGCGCTTATGACTGCCGCAATGGAAGGAGAGTCGCTTGGAGCGAAAGGAGCAGCCGCAGCACAGGCAATGCTTAATGCCGTAATGGACGCAAACCCTATATCTATAGTAATCCTTGCAATCACTGCTCTTGTTGCCGCACTTGCATACTTTTTTACGCAAACCGATACAGGCCGTCAACTCTGGCAGCAATTCACCGATTTTATATCAGGCGCAATATCGGGATTACAGCAGAATTTCAGTAATTTCATCAGCATCGTCAGCCAAGGATGGAGCGATTTCTGGAACGGTATTTCCCAGGTTGCGATGGTTATTTTTTCGCCGCTTATCGCGTATATACAACTCTATCTATCCGCTGTTCAAATTGCTTTCTCGGCAATTCAATCGGTCGTATCGAGCATATGGAATGCACTTTGGTCTGGTATCCAATCTGCGGTC